TAAGTCGCCCCAGCCCGCATGAGTATGGGCTTTCTTACATCTACCACAGTCTCCAGACTGCGCGAACATTTTCTCTCCAACTCTTGATCCTTGTCAAGCCCCCCTGCGAATAAGAAAGAAACGGGCATACAGATATTTATTCGGATACCTACGCAGGATAGGGTGTTCGACCATTTCCTTCAAGGAAACCTTGAACCATCTCGCCTTCTTCGCCCGTTTCACTTCCGTCCTACCTGCGAAAGTTTCCACACATCGACCCCCGTCCGCTCCGCAATCAGGTCCAGCATACGGGCTACAGGGCCATACGTGGCCTCGAATTCCTTCGGGTTGAGGTCCAGACACACCTGCCCCAGCCGGTGCAGCCGGGGCTCGAGGGGGATCACCAGCCAGTCGTGGCGGGCAAGCTTCTTCCCCCTCGGCTTCGGCTCCTGGATCCGCGCGGTGACCGAGGGCTTGCCGATGCAATGGCAGATTTCCGCCGGCCGACCGGTGATGAGGCATCCCATCGCCGCCACCTTCTCCCAATGCTTCCTGACCGCGGCGTTAGCCATGGCTGCGCAGGAATTCCATGCCGGTAAGGGTGATGGCCCAGACGATCATCTGGCGCCCGGAGGGCGAGGGACGGGTCTTGCCCGTGTCCCCGACCAGAAGAGCCTCGGTGCACTCCTGCCGACGCTTGCCGATCGAATTGATCTGGATGCCGGATGCACGGGACAGTTCGTGGTCGGTCATGGGCCCCTGCTCGTACAGGATGGACAGGCACATGATGCGACCAGGGGAAGGCGTGACCGAGGCCGCGGCATCGTGCGAGGTCACAGGGTCGGTGCGGCGAACGGTCGGCGGGGTGAATACTGGATCGAACAGGTCGGGCATCATGTCTCCTGAATGGTTATGCCATGGATGAACTTCATCAGCTTCTTCTTGATGCGGTACACATCGGTCCTGAACCCCTTGCTGTCCTCGACCGTTTCCTTCCAGTCGGGCCACACCTCGTAGACGAAGTCCGCAACGTAGGTGCAGGAGCGTTCCCCCTCCTGCTTGGGGATGAGCAGATACGGGACTTGCTCCCGGAGATTCCTGATCTGCTTCGCGGACTGCATCAGTTTGAGCTCCAGCGCACGCTTGTGTTCCCGCTTGGAAGCATATCCCTTGGTCGGCTTGTTCCGAAACTTATGCACGTTTCCTCCGACGCAGCACTTCGCGGATCCACGCCGCTCGAGCATCGGTGATGCCGCGCAGCCGCCAATGCCGCACCAGTTGCCTGGAAGTGACCAGCCCGCGGGCAATGTCCGCATCGCTGTCGCCGAAAAGTCTCTGCAGTTGTTTGAAGTTCATGCTGAAATCGTAGCCCATAAAATAGATGTTGACAAGCTATTTTTCGGCACCTATACTTCAATCACTCGCATAAACTGTTACCCGAGTTCCCTTTGAGTGGGATAGGGAGAAACGCCGGATGCGAACAGGGCCATGAATGGGACCTCGAGGCGAAAACTCATGGAAGCCCGACAGTAACCGGCAAAGAGCGACACCTAGTTGATCGGTGGCTGCAGCATAGGGAACCCTCCCCGGTTTCCTCCCCGTGCTGCAGTATGACAAGCGGTCGGCCGCGGACCAAGATCAGCGCAGCGGCACCTCCAATCATTCGCAAAATGGGAGCCATGATGAGATTCTGCAAGGACTGTAAGCACATCATCGTCAAGGATAGTGATCCTACATTGCATTACGCACGGTGTGCTGTCTTCAAGACCAAGAACGACGATTACCCTGTTAACGGAATCGTAGAATTCGGATATGCCGCGACTGCCAGATTGGGAATGAAGACGGTCCTTGGCCCGTGCGGACCCGATGCCCTCCTGTTTGAGGCCAAAGATGAATCCACCGTGCCGGTGTGAGCGTCTTTCCTTCCCGCATCGCTTCTCATGGCAATGCGAGGATTTCGAGGCCGAGCAACGGGACCTCCAGCTTCAGGACACGCCTGAAGATTGCGTGGACGGAACCACCACCGACATCATCAACTGGATGCGCAATGTTCGATGAAACCGTGAAGGATCTGCTGTTGAAGAACGTCCCCTTCTGGGGTGGAATCCTGATCATCACCTGCGTCTTGATTCTGATTGGAGCCTACTATGGCTGATCCAACATTCGAGAACAAGCTGCACCCGCTGAAGGTGGAGTGGCATGGTGCGGAGACACATTCGGATCCCGCCAATTTCACCGAGCGTATGCGCGAACGCATGGCCGCGGCGAACGGGAAGCGGGTCCGGGATGCGGTGAGCAACATCGACTTCGTGGTCGGGCCGATCATCCGGCAGCGCAGGGTGAGGAGCGTGAAGTGAACGGATATGACGAAGAGAACGATGGTGGACTGCGCCAGGAGCAGGAAAGACAGATAGATGAAATTATCGAATCGATCGGTCTAGTTGATTGTCCATATTGTGCTGACCCAATTCTTGGTCAGGTCTTCTACGATCAAACGTGTGCAGGTTGTATAAATCGTATGAAAGATTAGTTGACAAACTGTTTTCTCGCACTCATAATAATCATGTAGTGACCGAGCGGCGCGGATCGTCGCAACCAGAACCTGAACAAGGACATGACCATGAAGCTGAATGAAGCTATCGAGAGCAAGTATCTGAAGCAGGAAGACATCGGTGACGAGGAGGTCGTGGTCACCATCCAAGCCTACAAGAAGGAAAACGTGGCCCGCGACGACGAGCCGCCGAAGTACAAGATCGCGCTCAAGTTCAAGGAATTCGCCAAGCCGATGGTCTGCAATCCGACCAATCTGCGGCGCATCGCCAAGGCCCTGCAGAGCGACGATCTGGACCTGTGGAAGGACCAGCAAGTCGTGCTGTTCGTGGACCCGGATGTCGAGTTCGGGGGCAAGGTCACGGGCGGGCTGCGCATCAGGGCTTCCCGCAAGGGCGGTCCCACGGTCACCCGCCGCGCCGACGACGACTTCTCGGACGAGGACCCGTTCAAATGATGACCGCAGAGCAGAAGGCAGAATTCCTTTCTGTCCGACTTGGCAAACTCACCGCCTCTAACATGGGGCGGGCCATGTCCTACCTGAAGGATGGGAAGACGCCGGCCGCGCCGCGGGTCAAACTTCTGAAGGAGTTGCTGGCCGAGCGGGTGACGGGATTCAACGTGCCTCATTTCGTCAGCCCCCCGATGCAATGGGGGATTGACCATGAAGACGAGGCGGTGGACCTGTTCGCGGCCAAGTACCCGCAGTTCGGGGTGCGGCTGTCGCGCTTCTACGAACACCCGCTGATCCAGAACTTCGGGGCGACCCCCGACCGGGAGATCAACCTGGGCGAGGATCACGGGCTGCTCGAGGTGAAATGCCCGACGACGGAAACGTACATCGACTACCTGATGGCCGGGGTGGTCCCGGAGGAGTACAAGCCACAGATGACCGCGCAGCTACTGTGCAGCGGCAAGAAGTGGTGCGGGTTCATCGCCTATGACCCGCGGATCCGGGAGGAGAAGAAGCGTCTGTTCATGCGCAAGTTCATCCCCACCGAGGAGTACCTGAAACTGGTGGAGACCGAGGCTATCAAGTTCCTGGACGAGCTCGACAATGCGTTTGATCAGTTCGTGACCGCGGCGCCATGACCGACATCCTTGACCCGAAGTATCCCGAATGGGGGGCGTATATGGACGAGGCGAAGATGGTGCCGAGGGAGCCGACGCATGAAATGATCCTTGCGCCGCGACCGTTTAGCACGTTCACGGACATTTGGTATGCCATGTGGGACGCCGCCCCTGCCGCGCCCGCTCCAGATGCGTCTGCATATTCCGCTGTCGCCACGCTGCAACGTATGGGCTACACATGGCATGGTGGCGAACTGTGGAAGCCGCCGCTTGGCCCTGTGCCGGTATGGGCCGCACCTGCCGCGCCCGCGTGGACGGATGCGGAAGTGGACGCGGCGGTGATCGCGGCAGCGCGAGAAGGTGAGAAAGGCTATCGCGGCATCTTCATGGGCGAGCCGTTGTGGAGGGCCATCTTCCGCGCCGGACTCGCAGCAGCCGCGCCCGCGAAGGAGCCGCGCATTGTCCTGTGCCAAGAGTGCGGATGGGAGGTGCAGCTTACGGAACACGCGCAATGCCGTAACTGTGGCGCAATTCCGCAGCACCCGCCGCAGGATGCTGCGCCCGATGTGGCAGAGATATTGTTGGACTTGCAGGAAGCAGAAGGCTATGTGTCGGAGAATCCTAACGTGCATAGCCTAGCGCGACTGTGCAAGCGAGCGCACGCCCTCCTGTCCTCGCAACAAACGCGCATCGCGGAACTGGAGCGGGAGCGGGATGGATTCAAGGCCGAGTGCGACCTGAATCTGCATCGCGTCCTGACTTGCGGTGTCGCTGCGGAACACCCCAATGCAGACCTAACGCGCACCGGAGCCTACGCCGAGAAGTGGAACACTAAACAGGCCGAGTCTGTGCGGTCATTGCGAACGCGAGCCGACAAAGCCGAGGCCGAGTGCGCCCGCATGAAGCCGCTATTCGACAAGGCTTGCGCGATTGTCGATGCGTGGGATGGCCAATTCAAGCATCCGCTCAAGCCTCTCGTTGACGCAGCCCGCGCAGCACTCAAGGGGGAAGCGTGACAGATGTGATCATCAAGGTGCTGGACTCCCGTCTGTGCAACCACATCCAGCCGGTGGCACGGGACATGAGCGGGTCCGTGGTGGACGAGCATCGGTGCGTTCTCATCAAGGGGCATGACTCCGAGCATACCGACGGCTGCGGCCGGTTCTGGCGAGACCTGGATTGGCTGCGGCGCCGGCTGGAGAATGGCACGCCCAAAGGGACTGTGTTCTCCTTCCCGGAGAGAAAGTGAAACTGAATCTGGACGGGCTCAAGGTACTGTCGGAGTCGATGACCAAGAGCGAACTGGCAGCACTCCTGTGGGTAGACCGATCCGCGATCAACCGGTATCTGGCAGGGAAACAGCCCCGGACTACGGTCGTAAAGCGCATCAACGACATCATCGAGGAACGTGTGAGGGAGGGACCCAATGTCCGAGAAGTCTTCGCCAAGTACCTGTACGTTTGGGCTAACCATCGTCTGTCCATCGACGAGGGCCACATCGGTGCGCTCTCTGCTTGCAGAGTTCTTCGGTACCCTCTTGCAAGAGCAGAAGTCTGCCAGCTTTACGAGCGACTCACTTCAGTTCTCTATTGTGATAAGCGACACCTCTTCGACTGGCTCCAGCGAAACTACCGGGGATACAAAACCATCCTCGGCTCCATGCTTCGACAGGAACTAGTGCTTCCCTGTCCGGACAAGGTGAACCTGTGCCGCAATTCAGGGATGGACCCGAGGTGGGTCGAGGCGTACTACATGGACCTGACGCTGCCGGAGAATGCGCCGTTCCTGGTAGCACTTCAGGTCAGCGCATCAAGGGACGATCCGGAGCAGGACGGAAAGGTGAAGGTGGACCTTACCACTTCCAGTCGCGGCAGAAGCCTTGCTCCTGAAGAGTCTTGATGTCCTTCTTGCAGCGGTCCCCGATGTCGGTGCGGTACTGGGTCGAGTTGGGGATCATGAGGGAGTCGACCGCCTCATACGCCTTGTCCTTGGCCTCCTGCACCGTGTCTCCGCAGCCTGAAGCAACGAGCAGATAACAGCCGGCGGACACGATGCACTTCTCCTTCTCGCCTTCGTCATTCATGCCCTCGCCGGCCATCACCTCACAGGGAGAGAAGCATTGAAACAGCGGATTCGCATCGTCCAATCCGTAGATTGGGATCCCATCGTACTCATCCTGGTTGACCCCCTCGCTGGGTGGGCTGGGCCAAGGTGGCATGGTGACTACGACCCCGCAAGCGGTATCTGTCAATGGACTGAATGTGTCCGAGCCATTCATCAGTTCAACCATCCAGCCGACTGGCTCCGGATGAACCACCTGCATGATATTGAAGCCGGGATACGGATTGCGGGCGGTAAATTCAAGGGGCCTTGGGTTCCCGTCCTCATCAACGATGACAGCAACGTCCACAAAACCCTGATGGCCCGCCTGGAGGAGAGCACCCTCGCAGGGGAGGAGGCATTCCCGAGCAAGCTGCGAATCATCAGTATATCGAACGAGGGTTCCCTGCTCCCCGGTATTCGGCCCCTTGTCGTCGTTCATGAATTTCTTGAACTCGAAATTCTCGTAGAACCATTTGGAGAAGCCGTTCTTGCCCATCCAGCCGCCGACGGCAATCTCGGTTCCGGGGACGAACTCCTGAAGAACGAATGATCCCTTCACCTTGTTCGACTTGCCCCACTTGTCGAGCATGAAGAGCATATCCTTCGGTCCCTGCGACACGTAGGACAATTCCTTGCCCTGATCTCCGGAGGGCTTGCTCACGAACCGCTTCCCCTCGGCCATCACGTACTTGGCCGCGGTCCTCATGTCCGAGAATTCCTCAAAGGGCATGATCTTGAGACCCGCCTTCTCGAACACATCCTGACCCGTCTTGCGGTCGAGCTCGAATTGCGCCGACTCCCAGGTGGGGGCGAACACGGGATAGCCCTTCTTCCGCCACGCATCCAGTTCCCGCAGCCACCGGTTGTTGTCCGCGACCAGGATGATGTCGGCCCACCTCATGTGCTTCTGCCAGTCCTCGTTCTCGATCTTCTCGATGAGGCCGTCCCCGATCCTGGTCCTGCGTTTGGTCTTCTGGTCCTTCCCCATGACCACGCGGGGATAGTGACCCTCGGCCCTGCAGCGCAAGGCGAAGTCGACCATACAGGCCGTCTGGTCGAGCAGGAGGATGTTCACCGACGCACCGCCGTGCTTCTCTTGTCCTCATCTTCGGACGCGGTTTCGATGCCGGCAATGATGCCGCGGCTCACGTACTTCTTCACGTATCCCTTGTCGACCATGTGATCCAGAAGGGAAGTCCCGTTCTCCAGTTTGATCCCGCCCAGGACCAGTTTCATCATGCCGTAGGCGACCGGCTTGTTGATCGGAGTCGCGGCAAGGGCAAGCACCGCTTCTGCTGTTTCCGGGTCGTACAGGGCCTTGATCTTCGCCGCCTCGACTGCCTGTTGCACCTTGGTATTGACGAGCCGTGAGAGGCTCAACGTCGCCACGAAGGTGGATCCCGACCGACCTGTCTCCATGTTTCGGAGGTTGGACAGGTGCGATGCCATCGTGGAACCGGACCCCTGACTGACCGGGGCATCCGAGATCAGGGACTGCGGCCGGAGGTTGACCGGATTGACCGCCGCCTCGCGTTCGGTGAACCGGCCGATCGCCTCGAGGACATGAAGGTGCTTCGCCCCCGCTTCCTTGCCGAATGCCGAGTCGAATAGAAGCTGCAGGGTCGAAGGCGAGAATTGGTCCTTCCGGCCGGCGTTGAGCATCTTGTACAGGGCGTCCTGGTCGTACTCCCCGCTGCGGAACGGATTGGCTTGCAGGAATAGTTCCTTGGTCAACCGCTTCGCCGCACCGCCACCCCCTTCGGGGAAGGCCGCGATCAGCGCCCGCATCTTGTCCGGATCGGCCAGAGCCTTCTCGAACATGATCTTCGCCTGGACAGGACCGACCGCCTTGGTAATGTCCCCGCTCATGATGAATTCGTACCGCTCGAGTTCCGCCTTGCGCTGCAACTGAAGTCGCATCTGCGCCGCCCCGCCCTTCTCCATCTTGTCTGCAACCTGCGGGTAGCGGGCGAGGGCAAAGTCGTACTTGTCCTTGAATGCCTTCAACTGACGCTCGAGCGCATCCGGGGTGCGGGAGTCAGCAAGGGTCTTCCGGAACCGGCTCTCAAGTTCCGCGGACATGAGGGCGCGTGCTTCGGGATTGTTGCCGTAGACCTTGTCCCACTCGCGCATGTTGTTCTCATCGATCAGCGCCGTCCCGAGAACCTTGTTGCCCACCAGAGCCTCGCGGCCGGCAACGGCCGATCCTTGTCCCTGCTCCTTGCCCAACTGCTTGCCCATGCCTTCCTGGAACCGCTGGGCATAGTTGGTTCGATAATTGTCCCGAGCATCGATGTATGCAGCCTTCGCGGCCGGCGACATCTTGGAGTCTTCGATCGACTTCAGCATCTTGTCCTTCAGGGCGCGGGCGTTGTCTGCTGCTGTCCAGTTTTGCTGCCCCCGCGCCTTGGTTTCTGCCTTGCCCAGAGCCACCACAACATTGTTGGCTTCCTTGAGCGACAGGTCCTTGCCTTTGGATGCGGTGGCCTCTGCTTCCTTGGCCTCTACGAATCCACCGATGTGACCGGGAGTCTCGACCTCCGGTCCCTTGACCCCGCGGGTCGCGGTCAGGACGCTCTTCACTTCCGCAGGGATGGCTGACGGGTCCACCTTGCCGTAGAACTCCTCGAGGATGGCTCCTGCCTCGTTCCTGATCCCGCCGGAGGGAATGACGACACCCTCTGTATCCGCCATAGTCTCCGCGGCACGGTACTTCGCAGACGCTTCGGCGAAGGCTTGGTCGGCAAGCGTGTCCCGAATCGTGCGGGCCTGTTCCCCCGCCTCGTACCCCTTGGTGACATGGATCTCCGGGAAATTCTGCTGCACCTGACCCACCTGTTTGGTCAGGGCGTCGACCTTGGATTGCGTGATCTCCTTGAACATCTTGGCTGACGCTTCGATCCCGCCAGGGGTCGCAGGAAGGGCTACCTTGTTCTCGAGATTGTCGTAGACCTTCTTGATGGCTTGTTGACGACCAGCGGCCTGTTCCGACATCTGGCTGGACTCCTGCATGGTCCGACCTGTCCGCTCCGCGGAGATCGTCGTCAGGGCAGGCGTCATGACCCGCTCCGGAAGCCCCCACGGCCGAGCGAGCTCCGGATCATTCATCCCCGTGACCTCGGAGTCATGAACAAAAGATTCCGCTGACTTGGATGCGTAGATGTCCCGACGGATGGCATCCGCGAGTTGCCGGTTGGTGTAATCCTGAATCAGCCCGAGCGCACCTTTCTTGACGTTGCTGAATTCGTCCATAAAGATTTTGTGCACATCGCGTTCGTCGCCTATCTTCTTTGCGGCGATCGTCGCCTTCACCGCGGGGACCACGGCATAGGCAGAGCCGAATGCGCTCTTCGCCGCCGCGCCCATTGCGTTCACCCGCGTGACGTTGGCCTGTCCGCCAAGACCGGATCCAACGATCTCCCCAAACTGTTCTCCCGAATGCCTGTCGCCAAAGAAATAGTCCGATAGCCCACCGAACACGTACTTGCCGATCTCCTGCCCCTCGCCCATGCCGCCGCCGGAGATGAGGTTTCTGGAGACAACGTCCTTGACCAACTGGGAGGTCTTTGCCGCCGCGGCTATTTCAGGAGCCTCGGGTAGCATGGGCATGGACAACATCCGTCCCGCACCTTCCGCCATCGGGCCGAACACCTTCCCGACTGTGGTGCGAGGATGCTCTGCAGCGTCCCTGTGTTCCTTCGACAGCGTGTCCGACGAAGGCATGAGGATGTCCTGCACCACCTTCCCGCCTGGAGGACGTACCACCTCGCCGTTCTTCACCTTGTATTCCGGGATGATGCCGGTCGGCAGAAGGGTCCCCACCGCGGCGCCCTTGGCGAAGTCCAGACCACCCGCGACCCCGCGGGCGCCCATCGCCATGACCTCGTCCGCCGCCCTGCCGCTGGCCTGATCGAACGTTTCCCCGCGAGCAGCATGAGCAGGAAGGGGCGTCCCCTCCTTGCTCGAGTATTTGCTCGTCTTCTTCGGGTCCCAGTCGCCAAGCTGGTCAGCAACCTGACTTGCAACGTCGTCGGATACCGGCATCAATCTTCTCCCAGGTCTATCTTGGGCATTTCAGGCTGCTCTGCCAGAGGATAGATATCATCCTTGTTTTTCCCGAACGCGACGTAGTCCCTGCCGTTCAGGGTCACGATCTTGGCGCGTCCCTTGTCCACCAGAGGCTGGATGTCACGACGCGTCTGCGCCATGTCCTCCACGATCTTCGCATTTCCCCCCTGCCGGTTCGTCCCGGAATTGATCGACAGTTTCTTCCGGGCAAGATCCTCGGAGCGGTCTAGGAACATACCGTTCATCTGGTCGGTCATCTGCAGCATCACATCCTTTTCCAGAATCGGGTTGCCGTGACCCCATGAGGTGAGATATGCCGACGCCCGCTCGATCAGGCCGTTCATCTGCTTGAACTGATCCTCGTTGTACTTGCCTCCGGTACGGCTCCGGTAGTTGTCCATCATCAGTTTTGCCTGATCGACAACGACACGGGCTTCCGGCGCGGAGATGCCTTCTGCCCCGACCTTCGGGTCCAGAAGCTTGTCCTGCACCCTAGAGGCCACCTGATAGCCCTTGCGGTAGTCCTCCATGTGATAGTCCTTCTCTGCCTTGTCGATGGCAACGAAGTTATCCTTGGTGACCTTGTTCGATGCAGTCCCGCTGATACGGTCCTGCGTGGCCTTGACGGCCCGCTCCTTCGTGTTCGCATTCTGCTGGGCAATGGCGGTCCTGCTGTTCTCTCGCGCATCCAGCGCACGATGCTCACGCTCAGTCTCTTTCTCACGGTCGCGTGAAATCTGCTCCTCGATCTTGTTGTGCACTTCCTTGGCTTTCTCAGCCATCGAGGTGTACTGGCTCACCAGAGGAGCCACCGTCTTCTTCGCCGCCTCGTTCCAGACGAGAGCGCCATTCTGATCGTGCGGCAGCTTGGCTTCGATGGCCTTGGCTTGCTGTTCTCCGAAGGCGGTCCCAATACGATCTATGGCCGCTCGCAGGGATACAGGGTCGACCACATCGCGCAGCATATTCGCCGTCTGCTCCCCGTCCGTCTGCTGCTTCTTCGCCACATCCTTCGACACCTCGCGCAACTGCGTATTGACGTTGCGCAATTGCTCGAGGAACGGCTTCGGATCCTTTCCGTACTTGAGGGCAAGGTCTGCGCTCGACTGATACTTCGTCATCTGACCCTGCAGTTCCCGCATGATCTTCTGGTTCGGGTCCGACGGATTGGACGACTCATCACTCCTTACAGATGAGGTCTTGGGGTTACTCTGCTTCGGGTCCTGATCTGTCGCTTCCCCCTTCAGAATGGCCTGACGGTACTGCTCGTCCATCTGCAATTGCTGCTCGTTGGCCTTCAGCTTCTGACCCGCGAGTTGAGTCTCGATCTGCGTGAGCGCAGTCCCCTGGTTGAGCCGGTCGATCTCGGCTGTCTTGCCGAGGTAGTCCAGAATGGTTCCGAGTACGGGCATGATTACCTCTTAGCCGAATCCAAGATCAAAACCGGTGAGATCAGGAATCTGTCCCGCATCTCCTGCAATCGGAATGTCCGGGAGTGCTGCATCACCCGGAAGCATCATGTCGGGAGTCCCACCGGTATCTCCAGTCGTTCCCGTAAGACCGGCAGTTGGATCATTCAAGGCTGATCCCTGTCCACCCATGCCCAGAGCCTTCTGGATCGCGCCCCATGCCGCTTGCGGGATGCCGAGAGCCTGTAGGATATTGCCGATTCCGGTAAGGCCACCCGCGATCGACCCTTGTTGATTGTTCGTCCCTGTCTGATAGGCGCCGGCCGCAGCAGCAGGACTCGAGGGCAATGTGCCGAGCAGGTTCTGAATCTGACTATTGTAATCCTGCAGCGCATAGCCTTCGGTGAACTTCGCCAGCGCAGGACCGAGAGAACCCGTGCGCGTTGGATCTCCGGAACCGGTCTGCGCATTCGCAGCACGGCTGATCGCATCCTGACCCTGTCCAACCGCGAACTGATACCCAGGCGTCCCCTTGATCGAGGACGGGTCGGTCAGAAGCTTCTGCAGCATCGGGAGCGTAGTCGAGTTGAGCCCGGACAGAGGGTCGGCAATCCCCGCGGCCTTGTTGGCCGAGTTCATGTCGCCACCGGTCACCCCGCGGATCAGGTCGTAGATCGCCCCCAGATTGAAGGACGCTCCACCGGCCGTACCGCCAAGACCTGTCGTATCTGCCATCTCAACCTCCTGTGCCCTGCAACATTTGTAACAGGGCCTGTAGCCCGCCTGAACTGCTCGCTCCGCTTCCCAGCATTCCAATGATCGACTGCATGGGGTTCGCATTTCCCCCGGTCAACAATTCACTCCCGCCGAACTTCCCGATCCCGCTGCCAATCGCACTCCCAAAGGCGCCACCACCGAGAAGAGGACCGAGCAAGCCCGCGCCCATTCCTCCCGCCGCCATCGACATCACCAGCGCCGGCATGATCTCATTGCCCCACTTTTCCGAGAAGCTTCCATCCCCCGTATACGCAGTATGGAAGTTCGTATCCGGCGTGAAATACTGTCCCGTCCCCTCATCGAACGATACCTTGGATGGATCACCCACCCATTGGTGACCGCCCGAACTCGACCTGTTCTTGAACGCAGCATTGTTCGGATCGAATGCGATTGGTTCCTCGTTGTACTTTCCGCTCGACAACGCATTGCGCATCTCGCTCAACACGGTCGGATTGGTAATCGCCTTCCGGTTGACGTTGGCAGGGTCGAGCTCCTGGTTGTAATTGATCTCGTACTGGTCCGGCCGCGTTCCCTGTCCGCTCTCGTTGCTGTACGAAGTCCCGGCGATGGTGTTCATGGTCGCATTGGGATCGAACTTCAGTATCTCCGCAAGGCGTGACTGCGCATTCTGCTGGTTGTCGATCAACTGTCCGCTGGTCCCGGTATCGGTGTACCCGTTGTACATACGCGAGAGGAGCGCAGGGTCTGTCGGCTGACGATTGGCCCAAGACGAATACTGGTCGGTATTCATGCCCTGAAGCATTTGCGTAATGCTGCTAAGTGCATCAGCCATCATTCGCCCTGTTCAATGTTCGTGAACTCGATCTCTTCAAGCGCAAGAGGCTTACTGTCGAAACTGGTTATCAAGAGGGCTCTGCGCCGGCTCTGTCCCGTCTGGTAGATGATCGGCCTCGGAGTACTCATAACCACCTGACGGCCGTTGGACCATGTGTTGTAGTCGTCATCCGTGAACTGGATGTTGACCACGGCATCGGTCCTGTCGCCGATCAACTCCATCGGCCCCCAGAACTTGTTCGTATTGTTGCCGCCATCGAACTTCTGCGTCTGACTGGCAAAGACGTAGTCGCCATCGTAGTCGGTGCTGTTCGACCCGAGGGAATAGACGTTCCCGTTCAGTTCGTCAAGGAAGTACGAATTCTGCCCCGCATTGGAGATGTTGGTCGCACTCCCTCCGGTGAGGAACGCCTTCCCATCCTGCTGCCCGAAGTACGAATCTCCCCAGCGGAACCACTCGTTGGTGACGAGATCGTAGACGAACGTGAGCCACCCTGAATCGGTATCGAGACTCAGCAGGTAGAACTCATGCTCGAGATAGGTGATGAAGTCCGACCGGAAGAACTTCGGGTTGCTCCCAGCAATCAGCTTGTCGATCGCCGGGGTCGAGATCGGGACCGCATTGAGGCCGTCGAACTTGCAAATCTGGCGCAGACCTTCCTTGTTCTGCGACATCCATACGACCGTCTTGTCGAAGGTCTGCACCGTTGCTGCAGAAAAACAGCCCACCTTGATGCTCGCAGACAGGTACGGAAGGAGGGCTGAACCGGGAGAGACCCCGGCATCGTAGAAGAACTGGGTCGTGTACGTCCCGAACGCGACCAGATAGGTCAGGTACTTCGCAATGGCCACTCCGGGATCCGACTCGTAATCGGCCGGGATACGATTCTCCGGAGGCCAATGGTACGGGTTGTTTCCGGGAGAGCCCCAGATCAATCCGGAGTTGTCCATCACGTAAGCGGAGTCTCCGAGAACAACGATTCCCGGAACGGTATACGGAGGATAGGCTGCGTCCCACACCCGCTGCACGTTCCCCTGGTCAAGCACGAACAGGGCTTGCGTCGACTTGATCAGTAGCTGTGCTCCGTTGGAGAACTGCTGGAAGTCGTACCGGTCTCCTCCGGTATTGGGGAAGAGCCGAAACACGCTCGACGGAACGGAGTTGAGATTCCCGTACCAAGCCGTCTGCACGAAGGTGGCCCCGTTGGTCCCACCGATCAGCCAGATGCTCTGGTAGTGCTGGGGGCTCGCCGTGGTTGGTGTCCCGAACACAGTCGCGGCAATGCCAGCGTTGGCCCCCATCGGTACGTTGCCCACGAACGTCCACGTTGCGCCATCAGGCGAGGAGTAGATTGCCGCAGTCGTTCCAGCCGTGTTCGTGCCGCCGCCGAAGATCCACAACTTGTTGTTGTAGACGCAGCAGCCCGCGGAGTTGACCCCGACCGGCCATGCAGCGGCGGTGATCTGACTCCAGGTTGCCCCACCTGTGGTGGAGAACCATGTGTCATTGAACCCGAGGGAAGATCCCTGTCCGCCGCCAATGAAGATCGCGTTGTTGATGTACCACGAACTCATCAGGCGCCGACCGGCCCACATGGAGCCATTTACAGTAATTTGATTCCATGACACTCCGTCAACGGAGAACCAGATGTCGTTGAGGTTGACCCCGGCGATGTTCGTGCCGCCCATGATGAACAAGCCGGCAGTTGTTGCCAACATGGTGTGTCCGGAACGTGCTTGCCACGGACAGTTGGTCGCAATCTGCGTCCAGTTGCCGCCGTCGGTGGACCTCCACACATCGTTCTGCGGACCAAGCGGAGTCGTCCCGCTCAAGCCGTACCCTCCGGACAGGTACATGGCGCCGTTGAAGACGCAGCCGCCGAAGGTCAGACGGTTGCCAAACGGAATTCCACCAGAGACAAGCGTCCAGGTGACCGTGTCGGTGCTGTACCAAACGTCCTGCGCGGCGATCGTGTTGTTGAACCCTCCGGTGAGATACACACCGTTGTTCAGCTTCAGCAGGAGCGCACCTGCTCGAGCAGACCACGGGCCGGTCGAGCCGTTGGTCCATGCCGTTCCATCGGTCCCGGAATTCGGCGCTCCAGGAGGGAAGACGAAAGCATCACCGCCAATGACGGAATCGGTCACCACCGCATAGGGAAGGCCGTTGTAGACCGTCATCCCCTGACCGTAGGTCGCGTTGGAGTCCAGTTGATAGACGATGGACTTGCCGTACCGCTTCACGATGCGGCGATGGTCCCCGTCCTTCTCGACGTAGCAGTTGAACCGATCCGGGTCCTTCGGAGGAACGGCTGGATACCGCGTGTTGTTGTACACGCCGTTGGTCCGCGGAGCGAACTCGGAAATCGGGGGGATGCGAAGAGGTTTGCCCATTTTTATGCGAGAGAAATTATTTGAGAAATACCTGCGTTTCCACCAGTACCGTTTACTCCGGTGCCACCGAGGGCCGGACCTCCTGATCCTCCCGCTACAGAAATGTTGAACGAGACAACAGCAGAAGTAGTTATGAAGATGATGAATCCACCACCACCACCTCCTCCTCCACCACAATTTATGTTCAAAGGTGTTCCACCATTACCACCAAGCGCAGTCAAGGATCCTGTTCCGGTACAAAGAAACGCAAATACCCCTAGATATCCACCTCCAGCCCCTGCTCCTGCTCCCTTGTTCGATCCATCCCCCCCGCCACCACCACCGCCTCCTCCCCCATCATATTTGCTGCCAGCGATATTCTGTTGCAAGAAGAGCCCAAGCATTGAAGTCCATGGGAATGATCTGGGTGTCTCAATGCCTCCATTAGCGTCGGTGATGACGCCGCCTCCAACCGTCCCACCTACACCACCCGTTGTACCATTTCCTGCACCACCCGCTCCTCCGGCTGCGCCTATTCCACGAAAGGCATTCGTGCCGGGGGCGCCATTCCCAATGTTTCCGATACCACCGGTAAGATTCTGGCTCCCGAAGAAGTTTGGCGTGGGTCCAACACCACCTCCGCTATGATCTCCCGTCCCCGGCGCACTCGGACCATTATTCTGGATGGTCCCGGCAGCATCGATGTTCAAAGTTCCGTTCGCCCAGATACCGAAACTCTTGCAGACAATCGTGATCCCCGCATCAACCGAGATGTCGGTGCCGAAGATGTTGCGCAGAAGGGTGTAAGTAGTTCCTGCCGACAACGTTGCAAACGAGAATGTGTTGGTCCCATTGAAATCAATCGAACCATCGGTCCCAAGCCCGAACAGGTAGGCTTGTCCAGAAGCAATTGTTCGGTAGCGAACACCAAGAGGAACGGTCGAGTCGGCTACTAGAACATAAGTATCGGGACCTACGGGAATGCGATCTCCTACGGTATCGAATCCGTAGATGTCGCCCTTGGTGGTCAAGGGAGAAGTGCTTGAACTTCCGGATGCAGAAATCGTGATCGGCGCAAGTGGACCACCGTCTGTAATGGTGATGTTCGTCCCCGCGGTCAGCTTGCGCGAGCTCGTCAGCGCAGGTTCGGTGACCGCCGTCACATACGAAGCATTGATCGGCGCCCCACCTCCACCTCCACCACCGGTAGAAGAGATGACGATGTCTCCACCCGGACCCTCATCCTCGATGGTGATGTTCGCGCCGGCAGTCAGCTTGCGCGAGGCAACGAGTCCGCTCTCCTTGACGGCCGTGACGAAACTCCAATCCGGCAGACGCATGAGATCGGCACGAAAACGGCCGAGCCATGTCTTGGTCCCTTCCAGAGAAGTACCTGGAGCAGGTTCCGGATTGAACATGGAGAAGAGACTCATGTGAGCGCAATCACCGTAGAGTTCCCGGCAACACCGTTTGATCCGGTAATGCCACCTCCACCACCACCCGTACCGCCGGCTCCACCAGCAACCGAGAAGGTGAACGTCGGTGCCGTAGTTGTCGTCAGGAAGAAGAGATAACCTCCACCCCCTCCACCGCCACCGCCACAGCCCACTATGCCAGGGCTTCCTCCATTGCCTCCTGTAGCGGTAATGGAACCTGTGCCTGAATTCAGGAAGGCACAAATGCCGACATAGCCGCCACCAGATCCGCCACCACCACCTTTGTTCGATACGTTGTCTCCACCCGCGCCGCCACCACCAGCACCACCGTTGTATCGCAATCCGGCCGAGGTGAATCCCTGTTCAAGTCCAACCATCGAGACAAGAACGAGGTTAATTGGTGTCTCCACACCGCCATTGTTCACCGCAGGAGGAGTAATATTTCCACCGACCGCTCCACCTGTTCCACTCCCGTTCCCGCCTCTTCCTCCAGTACCGCCCAGCGCATGGCTGTTGTTTGAACCAAAGCTACCGCCGCCAATGTTTCCAGCACCACCAGAACCAGACTGACCGCAGTAGAAGTTGAAGGGAACGCTTGCTCCAGCAGTTCCTGTGCTGCTTCCATTTGGACCGTTGCTGTGAATGAGCGCAGTCGAAGGAACGGTAAGAGTTCCGTTCGCCCATATGCCGAAATTGTTGGCATACACGGTGATGCCGGCTGACAGCGTGATGTTCGTCCCGAAGATGTTGCGCGTCAGGGTATACGTACTTCCTGCCAGAGAGGCAAAGGCGAAGGTGTTCGTTCCATTGAACGCAATCGTCCCATCCGAACCCGTTCCGAAGAGCCAGATCAGGGGCGAGAAGATGGTTCGATAGGTCACCCCGAGTGCCGTTGCAGAATTGGCCGACAGGGCAAATCCATCCTGACCCACGGGGATGCGGTTGTCTGCAGTATCGAAACCCCAGATGTCACCCTTCGTCGTCAGGGGCGAGGTCGTTCCCCCGCCCGTCGCGCTCACCGTGATCGGACCCAGCGCACCCCCGTCGACAATGGTCACGTTCGTGCCGGCGGTCAGAAGACGGGATTGCGTCAGGGCCGGTTCGGTCACAGCAGTCACATAGGATGCGTTGATGGGAGCTCCACCCCCGCCGCCCCCGGTCGACGCGATCGTGATGTCCCCACCGGGACCGCCATCCGTAATCGTGACATTCGCCCCCGCCTTCAGCCGTCTTGAGGCGACAAGTCCCGATTCCTTGATCGCGGTGACGAAACTCCAGTCGGGCAGTCGGAGAAGGTCAGCCCGCAGCTTGCCGAGCCAGATCACTACCTGCTCGAGTTTGGACTTCGGGTCCATTTCCGGCGGGAGGGCAGAGAAGAAACTCATGTCCATCCGCCCCACGGGTTATCGAGTCTCTGATCCGGCAGGAACTGGAATCCTGCGTTCTCCACGCTCCACTCCTGAACGTCCTTGTGGTACTTGGATGCTTGTTTGGCAAGGCGCCGGAGCCGTGACTGCGGGACCTCGTACTGGTCCGCCATCATCACCGCAAGACCGTACCGTAGAGCGAGATACCACTCGCACGGGAAGTCGAATTCATCCGTTCCCGCGGTCATGACGTAGATGGGCCGCTGGAAGTTGCAGACGACGATGTCCGTCGAGTTCATCGCATTAGAATAGACGTACAGGGTTCCATGACCGGTCGACGGCGAGGTGGTCGACCCGGAGTTGATCCCGGAGTCGTAGTAGATGGCGGTCGCGGTGTCTTGATACCCCTTCTGCACGATCTGCGCGTACTCGGAACGCGACAGGATCTTCACATCTCGGTCGTAGCCGGAGATGCTGTGGACGTAGGATCCTGCCAGCATGAGCCGCAGCGGCCGGACACTCGTCACGTTCGCCCCTGATGGACCGATGGTGTAGGCGTTCTGACCCGCGACCAGGGGAATCGGAAGCCATTGATACGTCCATAGCTGGAGCCCGCGGGATTGCCAGTTGGTGATCAGGGTGTTCAGGTCTTCTGCACCCGTGGCAATCTGGTTCGCGCTCATGACCTGATCGTCCTGCAGCACATGGAGGAGTCGCAGGGAGGATGCGATCATCGAATCCCGCGTGATGGTGATGCAGGAAGTGCCGGAGGAGCCGAATGGAACCGGCGGATACAGGGTCGGATAGGCCGAGGTCGAGGTGTTCTGAACCTGCCAAACGTGCCTCGGCGCCGCGACGAAAGAGACTTTTCCCGGAGGATTGGGTTGCTGGACGAACTTCTGCGCCGCATAGGCCGAGGCATCCGTCGGTGCGGGCTGGAAGATGTATCGCTGCGGCGGCAGGGAGGACTGCTTGCCGGCCGGAAGCGGAGTCGAGACAAACGGGTGCAGCGTCTGGTACGCCGCAGTCGAGGTATCGGCCGGCTGGAAGAAGTACTTCGCCGGAGAAACATAGACCTGTTCCCCCGGAGGAACCGGAGGAAGCGGGTGCGTGGTCTGGTACGCAGAGGTCGAAGTGTCTGCGGGCTGGAAGAAATACCGTGCCGGCGAGACATACACCTGCTCGCCCACCGGCATCTGGGTCGGCTGCAGCCAGAAGGGGAACGATTTCGAGGAGTCAGTCGGCTGGAACCAGACCTTCTGCGGTCCAACGTAGACCTGATCCCCGATCGGGAGCGAGGCTTCCGGTACGAGAACCTTTGCAGAGCCTGTGCTGGTGTCGTCAGGCTGGAAGAAGTACCGCGCGGGGCTAACGTAGACCTGTTCGCCCACCGGAAAGACGACAGGAGCGGGCTGCGGCAGGACAAACGATGTATCCGCAGGTTGATACAGGAGTTTCTGCGGGCCGATATAGACCTGTTCGCCCGGAGGAAATGCCGTCGGCAGCAACGACAGCGGCAGGGCGAACGACGTATCGTCCGGTTGGAACCAGTACTTCTGCGGGCCTACATAGACCTGATCACCAACCGGAAGATTGACTTCCGGGAGCAGAACCTTGGCCGACCCCGCACTCGTATCATCCGGCTGGAACCAGTACTTGACCGGAGCGAACAGCGGCTGATTGAAGATCGGCTTGGGCGGTACGACTGCCTTCAGGGAAAGCGACGTACCGCTCGAGGTATCCGGAAGGATGCGAACGGGCGCCGGAGAACTTTCTACCTGCCTCTTCCCGGACGGAAGGACCAGTTCAGGAATGAGGTTCTTCGGAGTGCTGCGTGAAGTCTCCGAGAAGAGCCGAGGTAATTGCAGCGGATCCCAGAGCGGCGTCTTCCCGATCGGGAGCGTTACCTCACGCCGCAGAACTGTGGGAAGGCTCTGACTGGTATCTGCGTTGATGCGCAGCAGGGAGGGCGCAGATGCACATTGCGCCTCTCCCGGCGGCATCCCTGCTACAACGGCAAGGGTGGTCAGGAGAAGTGCCTGACCGACCCATGCAGAAACAGCGAGAACAGGGGGCTGTTCCCGCTTCGTTACAAAAAGAGGTCCCCGGAAGACGTTAGCCATCAGTCCTCCGGAGACAGACCACGATCAATTACACCACTTCGTAAATGATGTGGCCCGAGCTCTTCCCCGTACCCGTCTTGGACGAGAGCAGAACCTCGCCCGCATTCGCCGCGGTGCCGAACACGGTGATTTCCTCACCGTAACGGGCTTGCCACCGGCTGATGCCGCCGAAGGTGTTGCAGGACAGGGACAGCAGGTAGAGCGTTGCCGCCCGCTGCGCACCCGAAGTCGCTGCGGTGTTGCCCCAGTTGAAGATCGTGCCGGGGGCCGTCGACTGAACGTCCATGAGGGCGTTGTTGCCGACCGACAGGGCGCCCACCGACAGCGTCGAGGAGCGAGCGAGGATGAACGTCGTCGGGGTCGATGCCGTGTCTTCGCCACCGATTTCGACTTCGTTGATCTTGCCCAGAACAGATGCGCCACCGCCACGCAGCGAACCGGGATAGGTCGCATTGGTGGCGGCAACTGTGTCGGCCAGAGCCGCAGCCGTGACCGTAGTCCAAGTTGCCGAGTAACGTGCCATTTATTTCTCCTATTTCACGGCAGGATTAATCCGGAGGTGGCTTGCCGCTCAACCTTCTCCAGTTCTTCTTCCACGAATTGCGCAAACGTCCTGCAGGAAGCACCCGCAACCATCTCTGCTGCGCACTTGTCGCAGATGTGATGATTGCATCCCTTGCACTTGTAACGCTCCCGCGTCCTCTGCGGGTTCAGCACCACCACATACTGGCAATGCGAGCAGGTATACGTGTCGGCCTCGAAATGACGCATCGTTCCCGGCGGCAACTGATCCGCCGTCGCACGGTGATCGATCTCGAGATAGCCGAGTCCTCTTGGTTCTTTGTCCGATTGGATGATCATGGTTTCCTCACAAGCATGATTGAGCCATCAGTACATCCGGAGCCTGATCTACATACTGCGCTCCGGGTATTTGTGTACCGGTCGAATTCGGAGGCGGTATCGGCTGATAGGCAATTCCTCCCGGTATTTGATAAAGAGTTGGAGCATCCATTAGGTCACCGTCATGATCGGATCAACGTATGCCGTGTAGCTTGCCTTCCCCAGCTTGACGCTCGCAATGAAGAATCCCTTGAGTTGAGGCGTGAAGGTGAGCGACATCTTTTGCTTGTTCGGATTCGCCATTCCTCCCGTAGCCCAGGTAGCACTCGAGGACGACAGGGTAGATCCGGCTGCGAGAGCATTAGGAGCAGAATCTATATAGGTGCCAAGAGGGTTCCCGCTGGCTCCGTAGTAGCTGAGTTCCAGCCATATTTCGTTGTCCTTGAGGCCCGTCGCATTGTCATGCAGGAATTCGACCGTAACCGTTTTCGATGCCCCGGTCGTGTCGTTCCAAATGACGAATTCTCCGGTCTGCAAGGCTCCGCTAGGGAATACCGTACTGGCAACCGATACCATCTTCCATGAGATTGCGGTAGTTCCGTCTGTTGCCCCGCCAGTACGAACAAACGTTGTCTCGTTGGTAATGTTTCCCCATTGCGTTTCACGGTGCAGGATGTAGTTCGTCCCGGACGAGTCACAGGCCATCAACTGCACGATGTTCGGACTGCCGGTAACACCGGATGTGCCGGTGAGGTTTCCAGTCCACGATGTCGGCATCTTGCAGTTGCGCATCGTCAAGCGCATCCCCGTTACCGTCGCGCTGCTTATGTTCATCGTCGATGATGCATTCGACAAATCAACATCCTCAATCGTGCCGCCGATCGCCGTTGTGCCGAGCAAATCGGTCGGAGTCGTTCCGCCCGCCAAGATGCTGCCGCCAGTCCATCGCCATAACTGGTTGCCAGAAATAAATTGCCCAGTCGCTGCAAACTTTACGGTGCAATTCTGCCATGTGGAGGTGTTCGGTGTTATGGTCGCCGTCCCAGTACCGCTCAACTGGAATGAACAACTCTCCATCAGGCTCCCAGAGCCGCAAGTCAGTCCCGCTGCTGACGTTCTTGATGAGATGAACGTCACACCATAGACGTAGATGGCGACAGAACTGATTGTCAAGCCAGTTCCTGAACCAAAGGTTGCCGTTGCACCGGTTCCAATAGTCGACGGCGGGGCTCCGCTTGTTTTGTCAGCACAGATTACCCGTAGCGGTACGCTGAACCACGTAACCGTGAGCGAATCGGTTTCAGCGTGCACGGTTGAAACGTAAATGTTGTCACCAGAAGCAAGAAGCCCTGATGTGGAAAGACCATCAAGTGATGTTGCCGCCTTCGCCCATGTGTCGAATGGGGAAGTGTTCGTTCCAGCGGTCGAGTCGACGTAATAGGCGGTCATTCGACGATCACTTTACCGTCACGCTTCCATTACCGTTGTTGGTGAACGTCTTGTTGGTCCCATCCGTCGTCGTGTAGCTTTGACCTGTCGGAAGACGGGCGTAGTCAGTCGTGTCGCTGCCGCCATAGTTGCTGCCGAACGTTTCCTGCTTGTGGACCCGGATCTCGTTGCGCCAGTCACCCTGGAAGTCGACCATCCATTGCCCGCATTGAATTGCGTCCGGATAGGCCGTGATGGTGCGCAGGGTGGCACTCGCACACGGCTTCGGCGTCAGCGCACCAAGAGCCACAAGATGAGGAGAGGCGAATCCGGTCAGCGTGAAGAAGTCCGAACCGCGCCCCATCTGGTCAACGTCACTCCCATACTCGACATAGTTGCCGTTGTACTTCGATGCGTTGTGCAGCATCCAGAGCGCATGGCCGATCTCATGGGCGTACAAGCCCGCGCCGTCCGGAACCGTTCCCCATACCGCAACGAATTCACCACCAGTTGATGCCTGGGACGACCAGCAGGTATACGGAGTCACCCCGACGACAACGTCCGGAACAGGTTTCCTGCCACCGATTGCGGCATAGGCATCGGAATACATATTTTGCCAACCGCAACTAGTAGCCTTGCCGAGCTCCACCGCGGGAAGCACGGTGATGTTCAGCTTACGAACACCGAACGTGGTCGTCAGATACCACGCCGCCACGCGATCCATGATCGGTTGCAGAGCAGCAGTCGTCACCTTCGGCAACGTCTGGTTGTATCCATCAATCGAAGGCTGGCTCGCGCCGTCATACATCTGATAGCGCAGCGGGACCACGTACACCGTCGTCGTGATGACCGGCGCGGGCGGCGTCCCCGAAGGAGGAGGTGGCGGCGGGGGAGGAGGAGGTGGCGGCGGCGGCGGGGGTGGCGGCGGCGGGGGCGGTCCTACCGTCGGACAGGTCACCACCGTCTGCAGCCCTGTGACGTTGATCGTCGCGCAATGTCCGTCACCGAACTGAACGAAGCCCTGTCCACTCACGATGATGATTCGCGCCGCCCTGAAGGAAGTCGATGCCGCATAGCTAGACCCGACCAGCGTGTACTGGAGGTAGGCGTAATTGCCCTGGGCATCGACTGCCCCATAGTTCTGGAAGAATTGCTGCGTGGTAGTGGTAACCCACCTTGCCCCTGCGCTCCCTTCGTACACCCCGTCAGGCTGCGACACCACCTGCCCAACGGCAGAGATGCAGAAGAACAGGGAAAAGACTGCGATGATCTTTTTCATTTGCACTTTCCGCTATTGCCGCGAGGCGTACATGGTTTCGACGCTACCCAATTGACTGTGACCTGTGCCGTACTGCTGGTCGTTCCGTTGCTCGCTGTCATCGCATACACCACAGGGCCTACCACCGAAGCCGTCGCCCTGCACGAACTGGTCGTACTCGAGCAGTTGGTCCAGACATAGGTCGTCGGACTACCGGCACAGGATGCAGAGATCGTGATGGTCGTCCCGATAACAGGATTGGCCGGCGCTGACAGCGTGCATGACACAGGAGGCGGCGGCGGGGCCGTCGCACTTCTGAAGTTGGCAATCGCATAGGCGTTCTGGGTCAACGCCCGCACGTTGTCGGCCGAGGTCGTGTTCCCCATCGGATTCAACGGATTCCCATAGGACAGGAGCGGCGTGGAGAAATACTGCAGCCGCGTCCCGCCGCATTGGGTCGGATAGGCCATGACCGTGCGCCATCCGGAGCAATCAACCCAGCCGTGGTTGAACCCTGGGGTCGAATCCACGTACATATCGTGCCGCGCACCCATCAGGTGACCGAGTTCGTGCGGGAACGACAGGTTGCCCACCGCGCAGCCGCGGTTGATGACTGACCACGCGATGTTCGCATCAGGACCAATGCCGTAACTCATGCCGCAGTACCCGCCCGACTCCTCGACGTACATGGCAACGAGGTCGGCGTAGTGCGTGTTGCGCATCGATGCAACCGTAGGATCGGATGCAAGCCAATTAACGTCTGCCGTCTGGTCACCGAGCTCGTCGTGCGCAACCTGCTGTGACCAGACAAGGTTGATGCGAAACGGAAGGCCGCTATTCAGATACACCTGATTGCTGACATCGATGGCATTCTGTATCTGCGAGCCGATCGCGGTCCCGGCCGCAAGAGCGGTCTGGTTCGTGTACACCACCATCACATCGATAACTGCCCCGGTATCGCCCTGTACGTCGGCCGGAGGACGCGCCGGAGCAACATGGTCGAGCGTGTCCTGCTTCGCATCCGGGAACCCCTTCGGATCCAGTTCCACCAGGGTCTGCTTGCCGTCCGCAGCGGTCCTGATCTCGTAGGCAGGTTCGTTCCCCTTGTTGCCGAGGTAGATGTACCCGGAGATCACTCCGTTGACGCTGGTGAGGATCGCATGGCCGTTCGGGTAATCCTTGACCTTGCCGTGCCAAGTGAAGCTGCTCGCGTTGCGATGATCCACATGATGGACGATCAGCGTGAACGGCGGGATCGACAGTTTCGCAGTCGGACGGGTGATCGAGATCGAGATCGGCGTCGACTTCTTGATGCCGTGATTCTTCTCGTAGTTCTGCGCCCAACCAACCGTGCTGAATATCGATAGTGCGATGACGAGGAGGAATTTCATCTGGAGGGCCATCTTGATCCCATTCTGAAATCCGGCTGGAAACGGAACTTCGATTCCTCGACGCTCCAATCCTGCACTTTCTGGTGATGTTTCTCTGCCTGTTCGCGCACCCGTAACAGGCGCCCGTCAGGGACTTCGTACTCGTCGGCAAGGATCTCCGCGAGTCCGTAGCGCAATGCAAGGAACCACTCCGCGGGGAAGTCGAACTCGTCCGTCGAGTTGTTCATCACGTAGATCGGCCGCTGGAAATTGCCGATGATCGTATGCGTCGTATCGGTCGGGTTGCAGTACAGGTAGAGCGTCCCGTACCCGACCGAAGGCGAGGTCACCAAACCGGAGTCGATCCCCGGCTGGTAGTAGATCGAGTTGGTCGTACCCTGGGACTGCTTGTTGCCGAAGTTGGCGTAGTCCGTCCGGGAAAGCACGATCAGCGGCGTGTCCATCTGGATGCCGCCGACCGTGTTCCGGATGAAGCACCCGTCCTCCATCAGCTTCAGGGGACGGACGTTGGTCACATCAGCCGCGGACGGCCCGATGGTGTAGACGTACTTGTTGACCTGACAGGGAATCTCGAGCCATTGGTACGTCCACAACTGCAGACCATTCGACTGCCAGTTGGTGATGAGCGTGTTCAGGGCTTCCGATCCGTTGGTGATCTGGTTCACGGACGGAGTCTGTCCATCCTGCAGAACCCGGAGGGTCCGCATGGACGCCGCGATCAACTGGTCGCGGTTGAGGGTGAAGGATGCTTGCCCTGAACTTGCCATCTATGCCTCTATTGCTTGGACCAGTCGAACACCATGTTGCGACCCTTGGGCTCTTTGGGTGCCGGCGGCGGCAGAGCGGGGTCGTACTGGTACACCGTGACGACGACCGGCGTCCCGACCGGAGTTTCCATCTCGTTCGTGCCGGGACTGGGCGCACCGCGGGTGAAGTTCAGCGTCCCGGTCTGCTGACCGGTGACCGGGAACGGGTTCTTCGGACCTGTGGTGACGATCCACCGCGGGTATCCCGAATCGTGGTATTCCCCGAACTGCAGCTTGACCACGTTGGAATCCGGCATCTTGAACGTCAGGACGACGACGGTGTCCTTCTGGTCGATCGGCGCAATGCCACCCTGCCCCGTGATGAAGCGTTCGTAGGTAACCGACGTATCGACTGCGATGTTGATCTTTGCCATGTCAGGCTCCTTTGTGCTTGGCGATGACGGCCTCGATATCCGAGACAATCGTTGTGGCCCCGGTCTTCGCAAGCGCGAAGAGCGCGGACATCTGGTGCAACTTGATGACTCCAACGATGAGCAGTACCACGATGATGAACAGCAATCCTATGATCAAATCTTCAGTCACGTTCTCTCCTTCGGTTTGGCGCACCCTCGGAGGAGGGCATCCGCCTGTGCTGCATAATCCTCGAACTCATGGAGATCGAGTGCTGCCTGTGCTGCCTTCTGCAACGTGCCGTCGGCGGGCTTCATGTACGTGGACGGAACCTTGGGTATCTGGTCAACGGATACGCAGGGAACTGCCACCGGCACTTTTACCACCGAGATCGGTGCTTGGCTGACTAGTGCCTGATCCGTAGCGCACCCTGTCGTTAGCAAGATCAGTAAGAAGCTTGTCCACCGCAGGGCATCCATTTTCCGTTCCCTTGCTATTCGCAATCGCAATCAGAGAGGATCTTGTTTCTGCCATGGCCTGTATTCTTTTCTGCGCAGCCTGGAGAGCCGCCTCCGAAGCTGCGACTCGCCGGTCAGATTCGCCTTTAATCTGATCAGTTGCATCGTTCTGCGCAGATAGTTGCTCTTTGAGCGTAGCCAGATCCCTCTGAAGTCCTTGGTTAGCACCAACTGCTGTCTCCGTTGCTTGCTGTGCCGCCTTCAGTTCCAACTTGAGCGGCGCCGTGAAGTGGTTGCCGATGGCCGTGTAGATCAGACCGAGCAGGATCATCACCGCCACCGCGATGACCCCGTACACGATCAACTTCGCTGCGCTGAACCCGAACATTCATTGCTTCTGCTGTTTTGCCATCTCGGCTTGCTGCTGGATCCACGCCTCATACGGGAGCGCCTCGATGCCGGCAGACTGCATCTCCATCTGGTACTGCATATAGGCGTCCCGTGTCGACAGGGCCTTGGTGGTCGCACCCTTGTTCGCACGCATCTGCGGCTGCTGCTGCGCCTGGGGCGTCTGCTGCCCACCCTTGAACATCTGCATGATGCTGTCCAGCATTCCCATGATTACCTCAGTCGAAACAGCGGACCATTCATAGTGACCCCGCCGAGCCCAAGCAAGAAGTTGACCAGGACGACGACGATCAGCAGGACGCCAAGCACCACGATGATGGTATTGAACGGCTCCGGAACACGCGGGCCGATCTTGGTCCAACCCCACCACAGCACTCCAGCGATCAAGCCGAGAAAAATCAGTTCGATGATCAGTTGCATGATATTCATGGGGACTCCTTAGTGGTTGTGACGGTAGCAGTTGCCACCGTCTTGTCCGGTCTTCCGATGTCCCTCGGAGGCCGTCTTGTTGCGGCCATGTAACCCGCCAATGCGCCAAGCAGCGCAGCAAAAGCGGTACAAACTGCACCGATCGCGGAGCCCGTCGGCCAGGGGTCGTAGACGCATGGAACCTGCGCCCTGATCCCCTGACCTACGTCGGCGATCGTGTAGCACCGGAAATAGCTGATGGCGCTCATGATGCAGATAAAGGCGATCGAACACAGCACTCCAATGGCGACCCAAAGCACAACGATATAGGCGGCGTCTGCCATGCCGTCCACATCGCTGATTGCCTCGCGCAGCCAAGTGGAGCGCACCTTCACGGATTCGTGATGGTCTGGTTGAGGTTGGTCGCGGCTGCAGCGACGACATCATCCAGAGGCTTCGTGTCCGTCAGAACAACGCCGGCCGAGTTGGTCGCCGTGACCGTCGAGGTAAAGCCCGTACCCAGGGTGACTGCGGTGTAGACGCAGGACATTCCATCCGCGGCCGGTGCAGCCGTGTAGCCGCCCGATGCGACGTAGGAAACGCCCGTGACGACGCCGTCGCCATCCGGTGCAATGTGGGAAGTGTTCGTTCCAGCGATTTGAACTGATGCCATGTGATGTCTCCGAATACGTTGGTGAAGATGTCGTGCAGGATGCTTGCACCCGCACAGGTTGAGGATAGGCTCTACCAGGATGATGTATAGATCACGCATTTATGAACGCAGACCTTGCTACCGCCAGCATGGCTTCACGGTCTGCTTCTCCATTTAGCCCACCATTGATTTTCCGAGTCACTCCCCGGAAATCCCCTGCGTCGGCCAATTCATTGCAACCCATCGCTTGCCATATGTAACAGGACGCGAGGGCGCCATAGGTTGGGTCCAGCACAAGGTCGGGGTCAGCCTCGATGTTGACTCCGATCCCGCCACCGATCCGGCGATACAGATTCCGTCCGGTAACCTGAATCGGTCCTCTCCCTCGAAACTCCCAGCCATCACCACTCGATTCGTCGCCATTTCCCATACGGTTCGCGTAGACACGGTTGGCAATTCTCTCAGGTTGGTGCGAATAAGTGGCAAATTCGTCCCCTGTGAAATGAGTCGGGAAGGTCTCCCGCAAACCCTTCTCCGAGTAATTCAGATTCTCCTCGAGAGTCAGGAAACTGTTCGATTCGTGCGCAATCTGCGCGAGGAAGTACGCAATCCTCTCCTCGGTGTCGATCTCGTACAGGCTCATCGCGTTGTTGAGCGGCAGGAGCCAGTCGTCCGGGTTGTGACAGAGCAAACCGAGCTCGCGCAGCGTGATCAATTCTTTATCCCCTTGTATGCAGCATAGGCCACGATCAGACCGGTCCCGATAGTGATCAGGTACTTGATCACGCTGGTGCCAAGCCTGCTGGCATTGAGAAGGTCGGTCAGTTGTGTCACGGCTGCTGTGTTCGCTGCGAGTTGTTGTGCGATGGTCGTCTGCTGCGCCCTTATCTCCATCATTTCCCTGTCTAGTCGGTCAAGATGCTCCTGAATGTGACCACGAAATTCTGCATCCAGAGAACGCCTATCGGGGACAAGGTCCTCCTCCACTATCTTGTTCACAGGTCGGCATCCACGGTGTAATGAAAAGCAATCGCCCCGCCCACGGTCGTCCCCGCATTCCCCGTGACCTGCGCCACCTGGATGCCGCGCTCGCTCGTCGTGGTCAGGGTCATGGCGGAAGTGTCAGCCGCGGCGGTCAGGTCTCTAGCCTGTGCGTTCGCTGCAGACGGGTTGTATGTGGTCGGAGTCGGGTTTGAGCCGACACGAAGCGGAATCTCGTATTCCTGCGCGAACCGGTTGGTGGTCGCCCCCGCGCTTGCAGCGATGAACACCAGAGACCCGGCCACCCCACCATTCTGGGCAGGCGTCGTCGAATACGGGAAGGTCTTCTGGTAGTACCGCTTGCAGCGGGCCAGTTCGTCCTCGAATTGAAGGTACGGGAACGCCGGGGTCGATACCCCTTCGGCAAGGACGACCTCGGTGCAGTACGCGGACAGGGCGGCAGGATTGTTCCCTATCGGAAGCTGAATCTCGATCTCGATCCCGTTGGAGCAATCGCCCATAGAAATTCCAGCAGAGACTCCCTGTGTTCCTGTCACAAGCCCTGTAGGGACCACAATCGACCCGGAGGTGCTGATCACGGTCACGCCGGCAAAGTTGTCCTGCGCGGTGGCCTTGCGCACGACGATGACCGCGTTCTGGCTCGAGCCGCTGTTCTGCGCAAGCAAGCAACTGACCGACACGGTCGCATTCTTGTAGCGAACGGCGTCCCGTGATTCGATCCTGGTGCGGAATGAAATCTGCGACGTACCGGTTGCGGCCAGAGCCGTGCCGCTCAAGTAGTAGCCGGTGCGACCAACCGTGCCCCCTGTTCCCTGCGTGCCGCTTCCGGAAACCGCAGAGCCGGACGAGAACCACATGGTCCACTTGTCGATCACGTACTGGGCCGCGGTCGAGAGAGCCACCGTCGCCCCGCGCTGGTTTACCACCATCCCGCCATTGATGACGGCGTTGTACGGAGTGTTGAGCGAGGTACTGGCGGTGATCCCAAGCATTGCCGAGACTTGCCCGACCGTCAGGTCCTGCGGCGCCGCGGAGCCACCCGTGTTGTTGCCCTTGATCGTGTTCCCCGCCATGTTCGCCATCTTGGCGTTGGTCACGGCAGAGTTGGCGATGGTCGAGGCAAGACTGCCTACGCCGTTCGTCACATCGCCCGTGTGCGCGGGTTCGTAAATGACCCATGCTGCACCCGTGTCCCGGTAGAGGACCGCGGTGTCGGTGGCGAGGTAGTACCGGTTGAGCGTCCCGAAGGCGGGCTTCGCTGCATCCAGGCCGGTCAGGAGATTCGCCACCCCGCCCGCGGTGGTCAAAGCCCCGATCATGGTCGCGGTCTGCGCGGGCGTGAGTTGCGCTACCGCTCCCGGCGCCGTGGCGCCAAGAACGCCGGCCGCAGCCATTGGCGTGAGGCTCGTCGTCAGGACATTGGCCGCATTTGCCTGTGTGATCCCATTCCCGGCCGCGATACGGCTCGAGTTGGCAAGCGTACCTGTCTCGTTGTTGATCGTGACATACGTCGCCGCCGCCGGAGCCGTACCGGAGCCAATGGAGTCGACAATCCCCTGCGCGGTCAGACGGAGCTCAACCCGATCTCCCGGCGCCCACGCGACTCCCGTCGTCCCTTCCTGCGCCCGCGTGATGGTCATCGCCCCCGAGCCGGTGTAGAGCGTGACCTTGACGATCTCGCGCGACTGCGGCGGGTTGATGCCGTTGGCGTAGCTGTACTGGTCGACCAGGGTCGCGTAGAAGTACGTCGGATTCGAGACCGACGGGAAATTCTGCGAGAACGGGGCGAGCGCCACCGACATCGTGGTCTGCACCGACGACATCGAGGCCGTGAGCGTTCCGGCTACTGCATTGGCGAACTGGACATTAGCCAACCATGTCTCCGTCTAGTGTGGTCGACCCGAGCATCCCCGGATACTTGCTGGGGAACGGGTCAACGAAGATGGGCGGCGGATCCGGACGCGACCACGGCACACCGGGATCGTCCTTGATGGGGCGAATGAGGTCCTGCGGATGCCGGGGCTCCCAGCACCGCTTGCAGACCATCAGACCGTCCCATTGCTTCCTAAGCTGGAAAGACTTGAACTTCTCTCCGCATTGGTCGCAGACGACGTTCCAATTGCCCGCCGAGAAGTAATCGGCGCGGCCCATGATCAGCCGACCATTCCGTCACCGGACCCCTGCAGGATCGTAACCGCCGCCGAGGTTCCGCCCGTGACCACGAACTTCAGCCCGCGGTACTGGGCAAGCGAGATCGGGAAGATGCCGTTCGCCACGATGGCCGCATTGAGCGGCGCCGGCAACGCAACGTAGGTCGCGGTGTACGACGGATCATTCGGGTCTTCCGCGGTTCCGGTCACGGCCACGCTCGAGCCACCGATGATGGTGATCTGGATCGTCATGACCGTGTTGAAGTAGTCCGGCATCAGGACTTTCGTCTGTCCTGCCGGAATAACGACTCTGGACTGTTTCATGCCAACCTCAGGTGAATTGTTTAACGGCCTCGACCTCGATCGAGAATGTCCTTCGCTTGCCGTCGGAACCTGATATTGCCAGCATGATGTTTCCGGTGGGCTTCACGGAATTGTTCTGCTTCCCGCCCATCTTTTCATGCTCTGAACGTCCTTTGCCGCTCAGAGTGAGGATGTGCTTGTGGACATCATCCTCGCCTTCCCACAGCAGTTCTGCGGAAAGTCCCTCGCCTACATAGTATTGTACCCAGTCGAGTCGCAGACGGGTGATTTTGTAACCCGCTTCGTGCACCAGTTCCTTGATGTCGATGATCCGGATGGGGTCGAGGTCGGCCGTGGTTTCTCCGACGATGTCGAAGGTGGCGTTCCTCGCCCCGTCATGGGTGATGTCAACATCCAGTCGCCCATTTTCCAGATCAATGTGCATTTTAGAACCGGTTGATTTCGCACACGGCCGCAATGCGGTCCACCACCATCGTCGTGGTCGACGCTGCATTCGTCTGAACGAAGAACGACGGCTGCAGGTTGACGGTCGGAAGGTTGGTCAGCGGATTCGGGTTGGCCGGATCCGCCGAAGCCGAGCCGACGATCGCGCCACCATAGATCGGGGGAGCTCCGAATGCCGTCGGCGTCGGGCTTGCCGAAGTGTTGCTGACGAGACCGGCCGATGAGTAGAAGTACAGGGTCGGCGTGGCTTTCCCGTCGTAGTAGAAGCCGAGCGACAGGGCGGTGGCATCCAGCGAAGCCCCCTGCAGGGCGGGCATATTGCTGATCGTGGTGATGGACGCGGCCTTGTTGATGAGCGCCGAGATGTTCCTCGACGCGGTGGCCTTGGTGAAGTAC